GCTGCACATACCGCTGGGCGACGAAGATGCACGGACAAGCCCTGCAAGAGTTCGACAAGGTGCTGAAGACACAGAAACGGCTGGAGGAAGCCGAAAAGCGGGAAAATTGCAAAAAAAATTTTCGATAGTTCCTATTTGTTCCTAAAAGTTCCTTGAAGTTCCTATGCGTCGTGTGATAGTATTAAAATGCGCGAAGCAAACAAAGAGGACAAAGCGATAAGCCCGACGGGAATCACCATTTCCTGCCGGGCTTTTTGTGTGGAACAGAAAGGCGGTGCATCATGGGTAAATTGCAGGAGCTTTACCTCTGCCCCACCTGTATCTGTATTTGATACGCGTCAAGGGTATTGGCAGAAACGAAAAAAGGAATGGAAGGACATAGGGCTGCATAGCGACGTTGGCCGGGACGACCACTTACTGCGTGGTGGCCTCAAGGAGCTGGCGCAAAAGAAAGGCATGAACCTCACGGGAACGTCAATCTTTGACCCGGTGCTTTGCGAAATCGTCTATAACTGGTACAGCAACGAGGGCGGATTGATCTTTGACCCGTTCGCGGGAGGCTCTGTGCGCGGCGTTGTGGCCGAGCTGCTTGGACGGCACTATATCGGGATAGACCTATCACAGCGACAGGTGGACGCAAACCAGATGAACGCGGACGCGCTGGGCGTATGTCCAGCGTGGCATTGCGATGATAGCAGGAATATGAGTGACTACATACCAGACGGCAGCGCCGATCTGGTTTTTTCATGCCCTCCTTATCACAATTTGGAGAAATACAGCGACCATCCGCTCGACCTCTCCAATATGTCTTATGCGGATTTCTGCATGGCGTACAGCGATATCATCGGGAAAAGCTGCCGGAAGCTCAAGGATAACCGCTTTGCGGTGTTTGTCGTCGGAGATATCCGGGACAGCAAGGGCGCATATCGGGATTTTCTCGGCCTGACAAAGCGGCTTTTCATCAAAAACGGCTTGTATCTGTATAACGAATCCATCCTGCTCAACCAGTATTTAACGGCACCGATGCGAGCCGGGGGCGCGTTTTCCGCAAGCCGGAAGGTGACGAAGGTTCATCAAAACGTGCTTGTCTTTTACAAGGGCGACATGAAGAAAATCAAGGAAACATTCAAAAATGAGTTCAAAAAAGCACCGCTTGAACGGTTTTTGACATGAAAGGAGGCGAGGATTGTGGTGAAGATGACCGACAAGCAAAAAAGATTCTGCGACGAATATCTGATTGACATGAACGGCGCTCAAGCCGCAATCCGAGCCGGATATTCAAAGAAAACCGCAAAGCAAATTGCAACTGAAAACCTATCCAAACCTTACTTGCGCGAATACATCGACAAACGGATGGCCGAAAAGGAAGCGGCGCTCATCGCCGACCAAGATGAGGTTATGAAGTATTTAACGGCGGTCATGCGCCGGGAAAAGGCGGAGCATGTCGTCGTCACCTGCACGGAAGAAACATCCTCCTATGTGCCGGATGCGGAAGGCAAGATGCGCAAGCAAACGGTGAAGAAGGAAACGCCGAAAATTGTCGCAATCCCTGCCAGATTGCAGGACAGCAACAAGGCGGCGGAGCTGCTGGGCAAGGCATACGGCATTTATACCGACAAGGTGGACGCGGATGTGGACATGAATCTGAATATCAAGGTGGATTATGGAGAAGAAAATGACGGTTGACGTTTTGGGAACGCCTTATAGCATTGAGTTTTTCGATTACGACGAAAAGCCGTATTTCAAGAAAAACATGGCGGACGGTTATTGTGACAACGTGACCAAGGAAATCGTCATGTGCAATATGCAGACATATCCGGGATATGAGGATGAAACGCCTGAATATTGCAGAATGATCGAAAAAGCAACCCTGCGGCATGAAATCGTTCACGCCTTTTTCAATGAAAGCGGCCTTTGCTCAAGCTCATTTGAATTTGGCGGCGCATGGGCGAAGAACGAAGAAATGGTTGACTGGATTGCTTTACAGTTTCCAAAGATGATGAAAGCATTTGAAAGCGTTGATGCGTTGTGAACATAACGGTTAAAGCAAATCCCATCTTCCGCGAAGTTGACCAAAGTCGAAAGCGGTACATCATCATGAAAGGCTCGGCTGGTTCGGGAAAAAGCGTTGACACGGCGCAAAACTACATCCTCCGCTTGATGCGCGATGCAGGGCGGAATCTGGTCTGCATCCGCAAGTCGGATATCACCAACCGCGACAGCACCTTCGCAGAGCTGACGGGCGCGATTTATCGCATGTTTGGCGATAAGGCTGACCAGTATTGGGCGATTACAATGTCGCCGCTGAAGTTGACCTGCCGCCACAATGGCAATCAAATCATCTTCCGAGGGATGAACGACGAGCGCCAGCGCGAGAAGCTGAAATCCATCACCTTCCAGCGCGGCAAGCTGACAGACGTTTGGTGCGAAGAGGCCACGGAGCTGACACAAGCGGACGTTGAAATCATCGACGACCGTCTGCGCGGCGAGCTGCCGCCGGGACAATTCTACCAGATTCGCATGACCTTCAACCCGGTCAATAAGAATCACTGGATAAAGCGTGTCTATTTTGACATGCACGATGACAATGTGCTTTGCCATCATAGCACCTATCTGAATAACCGCTTCATTGATGACGCATACCGGGCGCGTATGGAGCGCCGAAAGATCGTAGACCCGGAAGGTTATACCATATACGGCCTCGGTGAGTGGGGCGAAATTGGCGGTCTGATTCTTCACAACTGGGAGGTCAGCGAGATTTCCCAAGACATGAAGGACTATCACGATGTTGCCATTGGCCAAGACTTCGGTTTCAACCATGCCAACGTCATCTTGACGCTCGGCGAGAAGGATGACGATATCTACATCATGCGGGAGATATACGTCTTTGAGAAGGACACGTCCGAAATCATCCAGATGGCGGAAGATACGGATGTTCCGAAAAACAGGACGATGTGGTGTGACAGCGCAGAGCCGGACAGAATCCGCATGTGGAAGAAAGCCGGATATCGTGCCAAGGGCGTTGACAAGGGCGGCGCGAAAGGCTCTATCAAGGCGCAAATCGACTGGCTCAAGCAGCGTCACATATACGTTCACCCGTCATGCGTGAATACGATCAAAGAGCTGCAACAATGGAAATGGCAGAAGAACGAGCAAACAGGCGAGTATCTGGATGAACCCGTCGCCTTTCAGGATGACGCGATGGCCGCGCTGCGGTACGGCGTGGAATCATGGCGGAAGGCGCGGGGCTGGATGACATGAGAAAGAGCGAAAGGCGGTGAAACCGATGCTGACGGTCGAGGAAATCAGAACATTTATCGAGGCTGACAAGTGCAGCAAGAAAAAGCAGCTTGCGATGGTTGGCCAGCGGTATTATGAAGGCCAGCACGACATTCTGAAAAAGAGGATTTTCTTTTTCAATGCCGACGGCGTTTTGGAAGAAGATAAAACCAAGGTGAACACGAAAATTCCGCATCCCTTCTTCAAAGAGCTGGCAGACCAAGCGGTTCAATACCTGCTATCCTGCAATGATGGATTTATCCGCTCGGATGACCCGGATTTGCAAAACGAGCTTGACGATTACTTCAACGAGAACGAGGATTTCATCGCAGAGCTGAACGAAATCCTGACGGGGAGCATCGTCAAGGGCTTTGAATATGCCTATGCCTTCAAGGGTGAGGACGGGAAGACGCACTTTCAAGCAGCGGACAGCCTCGGCGTGGTCGAGGTACGAGCCAAAGAAACGGCTGACCAGTGCGATTATCTGATTTACTGGTACATTGACCGATTCGATAAGGATTCCCGCGCCATCAAGCGGATTCAGGTGTGGGACAAAACGCAGACGTGGTTTTATACCCAGATCGAGGACGGCGAAATTGAACTGGATGAATCGGAAAAGGACAACCCAAGGCCGCACATTCTCTATCAAAAGGGCGAAAAGCTCTATATGGGCAATTATGGCGAAATCCCCTTTATCCGGCTGGATAACAACCGCAAGCAGCGCAGCGACATTGCCACCATCAAAGCCATGATTGACGATTACGATGTGATGAACTGTGGCCTCTCCAACAATATCGAGGACACAAACGAGGCGCTGTATGTCGTCACTGGCTTCGATGGGAACAACCTCGACGAGCTGATGCAGAACATCCGGGCGAAAAAGGTTGTCGGCGTGGGCGAAGGCGGAAACGTCAACGTACAGACGGTGGACATTCCCATCGAGGCGCGAAAGGCCAAGATGGAAACTGACGAAAAGAACATTTTCCGCTTTGGCATGGGCGTGAACATGGAAAGCCTAAAGGACACGGGCGCGACGGTGAGCATCGCCATCAAGGCGGCCTATTCGCTGCTCGATCTCAAGTGCAACATGCTCGAAATCCGCTTGAAGCAATTCATGCGCCGGATGCTGAAAATCGTGCTTGCGGAAATTAACCATGATAACGGCACGGACTATCAGCAATCGGACGTTTACTTCTGTTTTAAGCGTGAAACCATCGTCAACGAAGCGGAACAGGCGACCATTGAGCTGACCAAAGCCCAGCGGCGGGCGGCAGAGATCAACACCATTTTGAGTCTCGCCTCTACCATCGACGACGAAACCCGGCTGAAACTCGTCTGCGAGCAGCTTGAAATCGACTATGACGAGATCAAGGACAAAGTGCCGAAGGAGGACGAAACCGGGCTGCCGCTCTATCAGGTGCAAAAAGAGCTTGACAACGCAAATCTGGAAGAATAGGCGTGATGAACCATGAGCATTGAACCGATTACAAGATTACAAAGATTTCTGCGGGTGCTGGCGGATAGCTCGGCAGATATGCCGGAACCGTTGAGAAATTTGGAAAAATGCTGCTGCTATGCGTGCGGACATCTGGACACCCGACCAGAGCTGCACACGACCCTCGAAAAGCTGATTGCATCCGTGCGCGATAAGTCCATCGTGCCGCCAAAGCCCAACACGCGCCTTGAAAAGTACGTGGCAGCAATGGCGGGCGTATGGGATGACGAACTGCCCGAACCCATCACAAGAGAGGATAAGATTCTTTTCGAGGCTGCATCCGGCGAGGATGTGACGCTTTCCGGAAATCCCCTCATACTGGAGAACTGCATCGGCGGGAAGGCACTAAAAGCGTTACACGTCTACGGCAAAAGCACGCAGGACGGCACGCCCAGCCCGGACAACCCTGTGCCAATTGTAAGCGCAGGGGATGACGGGAGCGTGATGGTGAAGGTGACGGGGAAGAATTTGCTAAACCCGGCGCTGTTTCAAAATAACAAATATCAGGGTTTCAATGCCGAAACCGGTTATTATGGGATAGATAGTGTAAATGGTTATTGGATAACAGGCCTTCAACCGTGTTTACCGAGTACAACTTATCACTTTAACAAATCCGTAGAAGGCGGTTGTTTTTATGATAAGAAAAAGAATGTAATCGGTATCGCTGATTTCGCGTTTGCAATTACAACGCCAGCGAAATGCGCGTATTACTGTATTAATTTTTCATCAGCGAATACGTCCTATGGCACGCCAGTCATTGCAACAGTGAGTGAACCCGCCACCTACTCCCCCTACCGTGAACAGCTCATCACCCTGCCCACGCCCACCGGCTTACCCGGCATTCCCGTCGCATCTGGCGGCAACTACACTGACCAAAGCGGGCAGCAGTGGGTGTGCGACGAGGTGGACTTGGAGAGAGGGATGAAGGTGCAGAGGGTAAACGCTGTAGACTTGTCAACCTGTACAATTACGGGTACCACTGAGCTTACAGTAACAAAACGACTTTCGATTCTTCTGCCGGTACGTGGTGTAGATTATAAAGTAAAAGCCATATGCAGTAGATTGCAATTTCTTGTTTCGTTTACCGAAGATACACCGCACTTTTATGTAGACATAAACAATGCGCAGGTTTTTATTCCAATTGGCTCTAAAAACCCGGAAGAAGGAGAATACATTTTATTCTACGTTCTCGCCGCTCCCATCGAGACCCCGCTCACCCCGGCTGAAATCGCCGCATACAAATCACTGACTACCTACGCGCCGACGACCGTCTTGCAAGCCACGGATGGCGCAGGGCTGGAAGCAACCTACAAATGCAACGTGAGAAAAGCCGAAAAGACCATCAATGACCTGTACGCCGAACTTACGGCAGAATTGGAGGCATAACATGAGCACGACCGCGAGACTTTGCAAAATCCTGATTACCAAGAGCCGCTATACATACGATGATATGTATGCAAAGCTCGACCTTTTCCTCTTGATGGGTCGCATCAGCGATGAGGATTATGTCGAGCTGACCGGAATGTTGGTTAAGCCTGAAGAGACGGAGCAACCGGGGGACGGCGAGCAGAGCGATGTGATTTCCGGTGAATAAGGCCGAAAAAGAGGTCATCCAAAGCCAGCTTGACAACGAAAAGGCCGTGCTGCTTGATCTCAAGCGCCAGTATGCGCGGGCACTGCGGGACATCAACGATAAAATCAGGATGCTGCAAAGCGATGAGCTGACGCAATCGCGGGCTTATCAAATCCAGTACCAGAAGGCGCTCAAGGCGCAAATCGAGGCTATTCTGGATAAGCTGCAAGGCGATGAGTTCAGCAGCATTCAGGATTATCTTTCCCACAGCTACACGGAAGCATATGTCGGCACGATGTACGGCTTGCACGGGCAGGGAATCCCCATCATAACGCCCATTGACCAGCGGGCGGCGGTGAAGGCGGTTGTCACGGACAGCAAGCTATCCACAAACCTGTACGCGGCGCTGGGCTATGATATGGACAAGCTGAAGAAACACGTCCGCGAGGAAATCACGCGAGGGCTTGCTTCTTCGCTGCCCTATGACCAGATCGCGCGGAACGTGTCCATGTTTTCCACGCTGCCGCTTGCCAACGCAAAGCGCATTGTCCGCACGGAAGGCCACAGGATTCAGCAAGCCTCCACCGAGGACGCACGACAGGCTGCAAAGGCCAAGGGTGCGGACGTTGTGAAGCAATGGGACGCAAGCCTTGACGGAAAGACACGGCCTCTGCACCGGGCGCTTGATGGGCAAATCCGGGAAACGGATGAACCCTTCGAGGTGAACGGAATAAAGGTGAATATTCCGGGCGCTTTCGGTGACCCGTCGCAAGATTGCAACTGCCGCTGCGTGGCGCTGACCCGCGCACGGGCAGCGCTGGATGCGGACGAGATGGCGACGCTGAAGCAGCGGGCGGAGTTCTTTGGGCTGGATAAGACGGAGAGCTTCGAGGATTTCCAAAAGAAGTACATGAAAGCGGCTGAAACCGTTGAAAATACTGGAAAAAGTGGTATAATAAAAGTATCGAAGAGCGTTGTCAAAGAATCGCTTTCCTCTGGTGCCGTCATCAAGACAGTGAACCGAGAAAAGCAACTTCGGCACATGAAAGACGAGCGGGGATACATCGCCGGAAGAAGCTATTTGAACGGAAGCCTTGACGAAATACAAGAGCTTGTCGATCAGTTGAGTGGAACGGGAACACCTATTTCCAGTCAAGACGGGGCTTGGCAGCGTAAAGAAAGAGTACATGCCGACCATGATTTCGGTGTTTACATTGATGAAGAAACGGGAAAGGCGTACAAAACGAACAACGCCATTATCGTCTATTCAAAGTCAGGAACGCACATCATACCTTGCAGACCGAAAAAGGAGGGCGACAAATGAGTTTGAAGCCATACATCAATAAAAAGGTGAAGATTGTGGCGGATAATGATGTCACCTTCGCCGGAACTGTCAATAATTATTTCTACCCGGATGAAAATGAAAACGGGAAGGAAAGCATCATCCTCGATACGCTTGAAGGGCAAGCGATTGAGTTCTATGAAAACAGTATAAAAGCAATCGAAATCATCAAGTGATGAGCACCGTTCAATCGAATGGTGCTTTTTTCATGCAAAAAAGACAGTCAAACGCGACTGTCTTTTTATGTTGGATTTGAAAGGAGAAATGAACCATGAAACCCTGCTTCAAAGTTTGGTTTAAGGCTGCCGGAATCCGTGCCATCAAGACGGTGGCACAGGCAGCCATCGCAACCATCGGCTCGTCTGCCGCTATGGGCGACGTGAATTGGGCGCTTGTCGCGTCCTCTGCGGCGCTGGCGGGCGTGCTTTCCCTGCTGACCTCCGTTGCCGGACTGCCGGAGTGCAAGGACGACAAGGAAAAGCCGGAAGAGCTGGACACGCTCGACGAAGGGGCGGATGAAGATGTATGACCGACAAAAGGTGCTGAATATCGCCCTCGCGGAGGTCGGCTATCTGGAAAAGACCAGCAGAAACGCGCTGGACGATAAGACGGCCAACGCTGGAAATGCGAATATCACCAAATATGCACGCGACCTTGACGCTAGCAGCTTCTACAATGGCCGAAAGCAAGGCGTGGCATGGTGCGACGTGTTTGTGGACTGGTGCTTTGTACAGGCATACGGCAAGCTGGCGGCGCTGAAGATGACCTTCCAGCCGACGGTGAACAAGAACAACGCGGGCGCTGGTGTCAAGTGGAGCCGTAAATACTACGAGCAAAAGGGACAGTTCTTCCATTCCCCACAGGTTGGAGACCAAATCTTCTTTGGCACTTACGGAAGCGAAACCCATACTGGCCTTGTCTACAAGGTAGATGGCAGCCGCGTCTATACGGTCGAAGGCAATACATCCGGCGCGAGCGGCGTTGTCGCCAACGGCGGCGGAGTATTTAAGAAGAGTTATCCCCTCTCCCACGGTCGAATCTGCGGCTATGGCCGTCCGGCGTATGGCATGCAGACAGCGGCAGAGCCGGAACAGGAACAGCCCAAAGAAAACGAGGCAAGCGCGGACTATACGCTCTACACCGTGAAGAAGGGTGACACGCTTTGGCGCATCGCTCAAAAGCTGCTTGGCAGGGGCAAGCGATACAAAGAGATCAAGCAGCTCAACGGTATGCAGAGCGACAAGATTCTCGCTGGGCAAACCATCAAAATCCCGAAAAAGGAATAAGGAGAAAAAGACAATGAAGAAAGCTATGCTGTCCCAGCCTATGGCGGGCAAAACCGAAGAAGAAATCATCGAAACCCGTAACCGTGCCATTGCTACCCTCAAGGCCAAAGGCTTTGACATCGTGAACACTTTGTTCACAGATGAATGGTACAGCAACGAAGCGATGGAAAAGCGCGGCGTTGTGCAGATTCCCCTTTGTTTTCTGGCAAAGTCGCTTGAAAACATGAGCTTGTGCCATGCGGCTTATTTTTGCAAAGGCTGGGAAAACGCTCGCGGTTGCAAGATTGAGCATGACGCGGCGGTTGCTTATGGGCTTGAAATCATCTATGAATAAGGCATAACGGCGCGAAACGCGCCTTTTTTGCATCGTCCAGCGCCGGGACGTAAAAGAGGGCGCTGTCTCAAAACGTGGACGACCCACGTTAAAAGCGTATATCAGAAAGGATAGGGGCATCTATGACGATCAACGAAATTCTCAAGGCGAAGGGCATTTCTGACGAAACCGTGGCCGACATTCTCGCGGCGATGAAGGAAAACAAAATCTTCACGGCGGGCGAGGAAAACCTTGATATCCGATACGGAAAGCTGAAAACCCAGAATGACGCGACCGCGCAGCAGCTCACCGAGGCAAACGCGCTCATTGAGGAACTGAAGAAGGGCACCAAAGGGCAGGAAGGCTTGCAGCAGAAGATCACGGCGTATGAAACGCAGGTGCAGCAGCTTCAGGCGGAGCTTGAAAAGACCAAGCTCGAAGCGGCCATCAAGGTCGAGCTGCTTTCCAGCAAGGCGAAGGACGTGGATTATCTCGCGTACAAGCTGAACGAAAAGCTCAAGCACGACGGCGAAACGCTGACGCTTGACGATAACGGCGCAATCAAGGGCTGGGACGACAAGCTGGCAGGACTGAAAACCCAGTTCCCGGCCATGTTTGAGACGGACAGCGGAAACGGCGATGGCTATCAGATTTATCAGCCCAACAAGCTCAAGAGCGGTGACGGAGGCGAACCGACCCCGACGAAGGAGAGCTTCAAAACCATGAGCTATGAGCAGCGCGTGGCCTTGAAGCAGAAGAACGAGACGCTTTACAAGCAGCTCTCCAAGTGACGACATGAAAGGATGATATAAGATGGCAAGGACTGGACTTTTCGGCGGCTTCTACTTTGACGAGGAAGTTTTCACCGACATGATGGCCGAGGCCGAGTATTGGAGCAACCCGATTCTGGCTTCCGGCGTTATCCGCAATGACCAGAGCATCATGGACGCTATCGGCGCGAAGGGCAACGTGGCGACCATGCCGATCTATACCCCGCTGAACATCCATGACAGCGACATGGGCGCTCTGAACAACGACGGCATGACCGATAACACCCCGGTTGAGATTTCCGGCAGCAAGCAGACGCTCATGCTTATCCAGCGCATGAAGGCTTTCAAGGCGAAAGACTTCACGAAGGAACTGACGGGCGCTGACCCCATTTCCCGCATCAAGGCCAGCGTTCAGAGCTATTATACGCAGGTCTGGGAAAATGAGCTGATGAACATTGCTCAGGCGGTTATGGGCGTTTCCGCGCTTTCTGACCATGTGACCGACCTCTCTATCACGACGGGCACCATCGCCGACGTGAACAAGATCAACGAGACGACACATATTGACGCGGAGCAGGCTGCGCTTGGCGATATGGCGGGCGGCCTCGGCCTCATCGTGATGCACAGCAAGATTTTCGCCGCGTATAAGAAGCTGGCGCTCGTCGAGTATGACAAGTATGTTGTCAATGGCGCTATCAAGCAGGAAATTAACCTGCCGACCATCGGCGGCAAGCACGTCCTCGTGACGGATTACTACACGCTGGACGCAACCACGACAGGCTTCCCGGTCTACAAGACGTATCTTTTCGGCGAGGGGGCTTTCCTGTCTGCCGATAAGACCAACTACGAGAACCAGTATACGACCAATTACGACCCGCAGACGGCGGCGGGCACTGACCTGTTCTATACCAAGCAGGGAAAGGTTCTCCACCCGAACGGCCTTTCCCTCGCGGTGGACAGTATCGCCAAGGAATCCCCGACGTTCGCCGAGCTGGGCACGGCGGCCAATTACAGCCTGAAGTTCAACCACAAGAACGTCAAAATCGGCCTGATTAAGTCCAACGGTTAAGAAAGGAGTGCCCGAAACATGAACAGATTTGTGATTGTGGATGGGCTGCCTTACCTGTACGCCGACGGCAAAACCTTTGCGGTGCGCTGGGACGAAAAAGGCTTCACGGTTGGGGCGGAGGTTCAGCTCTCCGTCCCTTCTCCCTTTTTTACGTTTTCCGAGCTGTCCGTCAAGGCGAAATGCGCCGGACGGCTTGACAGCATCACGGCGGTACAGAACGAGCAGCAGGATAAGCAGCAGGATGAGCAGCAAGCCCACGAAACCAAATTGGAAGAGCTGACGGTCGCCGAGCTACGGGAATTTGCCGAGCAGCGCGGCATTGATCTCGGTGAAGCCAAGAAAAAGGCGGAAATCCTCGAAGCGATTAAGGGCGTGATGGAATGATTTTGACGGCCGAGGCGCTACGAAAGCACATCGAAACCGACGAAACCGACGACGTGCTGGAAGAAAAGCTGCGGGCGATGGAGCTTTTGATTCGCGCTTATACGAACAACAATTTCCAGCAGCGGGCGGCGCGGCGCGAGGCTGACGTTGTGGGCGGCTTTCTCTACATGGAGGCGCTCCAACCCTTTGATGTCGGCGACACGCTGCAAATCAGCGATTCCGAGCTGAACGACGGCCTCTATACGGTCACGGAAGCGAATGACGCAACCGTCACGCTCAAAGAAAAGACCTACGATGAAAAGGATGTCCGCGTGACGCGTGTCATCTATCCAGCCGATATCAAGATGGGCGTGGTCAACATGATGAAATGGGAACTGAATAACCGGGAAAAGGTGGGTATCAGCTCTGAAACCATCTCCCGGCACTCTGTGTCTTATTTCGACCTGTCCGGCGACAATTCCATTGCCGGATTCCCGAAGGCGCTGCTGGGCTTCTTAAAGCCCTACATGAAGGCGCGATTCGGCCAGGGGGTGCGCGTATGAAGGGCATCGGCGGCAACCTGACGGCCATCATCGAAAAGCGCACAGTGACCAAGAACGAAATCGGCGAGCATATTGAAAGCTGGCAGGAGGCGGCAAGGCTGCGCGGCTGGCTCGATCTTGCTTCCGGCGATTCCCGCTATACGGTATTTTCCGCCAAGGTGCAGCAATCCACGCACGTATTCATTGCGGATTATAAGCCGCTGCCGGATGGCGTGACGGCTGAAAATGCACGGGTGACGATTGCGGGCAAGCGTTACGACGTGATGCTGATTGACAACCCGATGGAGCTGGGCACGGGAAGTCAGCTTGAAATCTATCTCAAATACACTGGGGGACAGTGATATGGCGAATGTCGTCTTTAACGATATGAGCTTGGAGGTCGAGGCGGCGCTTGATGAAACCACTATCGCATGGTTGAACGCATGGGCGGCAGAAATCGCCTCCACGGCGGCGAGAAACTGCCAGATGGATGAAGACGCGGGAAAGCAGCTCAAAGGCTCCTATGGCTTCCAGACGGACGACAGCGCGGGCAAGGCGCAAGTCGGAACACCTCTTGAGGCCGGATATTGGGAAGAGTTCGGAACAGGCGAATACGCGGTTCACGGCGACGGTCGAAAAGGCTGGTGGATTTACTGCCCCGGACAGCCTACCATGGGAGGCGGCCAGACATACGCAACAAAAGAAGAAGCGCTTGCGATGGCTGCTTATATCCGCGCACGGTACAAGAAAGAGGCCATCGTCACCAATGGCCGCAGACCGAGCCATACGCTTGAAAACGCCTTTAAGGGAAATCAGGCGAAGGCCAAAGCCGACCTTGAAGAAAAGCTGAAGGAGAGGATGGAAGAATGACCACTGAAACGATGAAATACATCAATAACCTGATGGCCAGCCTTTCTATCCCATACGCCTTCATGGAATGGAAAAGCAAGCCTCCGGGCGACCGCTATTTCGTCGGAGAGTATACCGAACCCCAAATGGCGACGCTTGAAGAGGACGGGAGGCAGGAAACAACGTTCATCCTCCGGGGCTTTACGCGTGGAGACTGGGGGCTGCTGGAAAAGGACAAGGCCGCCATCGAAAAGAGCGTGGCGGTTACGACCATCCTGCCGGACGGGACGGGGCTGGCCATCTTCTACGGCGGCGGCTATCCCGTGCCGACGGGCGACGCGGAGCTGAAAAGCATTAAAATCAATCTGACCATACAGGAATGGAAGGTGAACTGATATGAAAACGGGTATCAATGGCGTGTCGGCAAACACGCCCAAGAATATCCTCTTCGGTGCTGGCACGATTCACAAGGGTCTGAAGTACGAGGGCGACAAGTGGAACTTTGACGCGAGCATCATCGGCGCGACGAGCGGCGGCAGCAAGCTCTCCATCGTGCCGGAAATCACGAAGGTCGAGGCCGACGGCGTGTTTGTCTCCGCCAAGGGGCTGAACAAGAAGACGGGCGAAACGGCCACGATGGAGGTCAATCTGCTGGAGCTGTCCAAGGAGGTCATCACGGCGGCGACGCTGGGCAATGCTGGAACGTCTGCCGATACAAAGTATGATCTCATCGAGAGCAAGGCCGACATCGTGGAGGGCGACTATTGGGAAAACATCGCCTTTGTCGGAGCAACGCTTGACGGCGAGCCGATCATCGCCATCCTCGACAATGCGCTCTGCACGAGCGGCCTTGAGCCGGAGAGCAAAAACAAGGAAGGCGCGGTCGGTAAATTCACCTTTGAGTGCTATGCCGAGCTTTCCGGCGACCTTGAAACGCTGCCGTGGCACATCTACTATCCCAAGGCAACCTAATCAGAAACCAACCGGGCGGGGGCTGCTTCCCTGCCCGATTTTTATAAAAAGGAGAGAGGCACATGGAAAACGTTGAATATACGCTGCGCGATTTGACAGCGGACGATATCTTTCTGGTCGTCAACGTCATCCGCAAAATCGGCATCAAAGAAATGAAAAACTGCTTTGCCACGCCGGAGGTGCGCGAGGCCATCAAGGTCGCGATGCAGGACGGCGAGGGGAAGAAGGCGGAAGAAAACGAGATGGCGAGCGTCGGCGTGGCCGTGATGCTGGAAGTCGCGGGCGTGATTATCGACCATCTGCCGGATTGCAAAGCCGAAATCTATGCCCTGCTTGCGGCGCTCTCCGGCATGAAGGCAGATGAAATCGCCGCGCTTCCGTCTCGCGTGTTCATGGTGATGGTCAAGGACACCATCAGGAAAAAGGAGTTTCCTGATTTTTTCGCGGATGTGCTCGGATTGTTGAAATAAACGACGTGCAATTCTTTGACCTGATTTTCCGGCGCTATGCCTCCCCTCTCACCCTGCTTAATGGGATGATACGGGGCGGACGGCTGGAAGAGTTCGTCAATGAGTTCGTCGGCATTTACAACAAAGAGCAGGAAGATGAAACGCTCTGGAAGATTTGGCTGCATCGAGTTTTCGACCAATCCTATGCAGATTTCCGTGCGTCTGTCAAATCGGACGCGAAAGCAGCACCAACGCAGGAAGAAATCAAGAGCACCGTCTCGCAATCGTATAACATGCTGACGGGCTTTGACCCTTCTGGGGGTGCAAGAGGTGGAGCTATTCAAGATTCTGGGGACAATCGCGATTGACAACGAACAGGCCAATCGGGCGCTGGAGGAAACGACAGCCAAGGCGGACGGAGCTGGGAAAAAGTCGGAATCTGCCTTCTCAAAGATTGGCGGCGCGGCGCTGAAGGTCGGAAAGGCCGTTGTCGCTGCGGGCGTGACGTTGGGAACAGCGTGGATTGCGGCCATTGAGGGCAGCCGGGAATATCGGACGGAAATGGGCAAGCTGGACACGGCCTTCGTGACCAACGGCCATTCCTCCGACGCGGCGAAAAAGACCTATCAGGATTTACAGGCCGTGCTCGGCGAAACGGACGTTTCCGTTGAGGCTGCGAACCATCTGGCTGTGATGACGGACAACGAAAAGGATTTGCAGACGTGGACGGATATCTGCACGGGCGTTTTTGCGACGTTCGGCGATTCACTCCCTATTGAGGGACTGACGGAAGCAGCGAACGAAACGGCCAAGGTCGGCGAAGTGACGGGGCCGCTCGCGGATGCGCTGAACTGGGCGGGCATATCCGAGGATGAATTTAACGACAAGCTGGCCAAGTGTTCCACCGAGCAGGAACGCCAGAAGCTCATCATGGAAACCCTGAACAATACCTATAAGAGCGCATCCGACCAGTACAAGAAAACCAACAAGGACGTGATGGACGCAAACAGCGCACAGGAACGGCTCAACGGCGCAATGGCCGAGCTTGGGCGCGTGGGTGAACCTATCCTGACAGCCGTTAAAAACGCGGTTGCGGGCATGGTTGAGGCTGCTGTCCCAAAGCTCGAATCCTTCATCCGCAAAATCAAGGACATGCGCAAATGGATGAAGGAGAACAAGACGACGGTGGACATTATGAAGGCGGGAATTGTAGCGGCGACGGTCGCAGTTTCCGGCTTTGTGGCCGTGATGGGCTTTTCCAGCGCGATGAAGAAAGCATCGGCGGCCATCAAGCTCGTCACCGTGGCCATGAAGGCGCTGAACGTCGCCATGAAGGCCAACGTCATCGGCATTATCATCACGCTGATTGCGGCTCTTGTGGCGGGCTTTCTGTACCTGTGGAAAAACAACGAGGGTTTCCGAAATTTCTGGATTTCGATGTGGGATAAAATCAAATCTGCATGCGGTTCGGCCACCAAGTGGATTAAGAGCAAATTCAACGACCTGAAAGGCGCGGTGAAAACCGTTCAGGATTCCTTCGGGAAGATCAAAAGCGCCATCACCGACAAGATGGACGATGCGCGGGAAAAAGTGAAAAGCGTGATTGACAAAATCAAGGGCTTTTTCCCGCTGAAGGTTGGAAAAATCTTCAGCAACCTGAAAATTCCAAAGATTTCCGTCAGTGGAGGAAAAGCACCTTTCGGAATCGCTGGCAAGGGAAAGCTGCCGAATTTTAATGTGAAGTGGAATGCCGAGGGCGGCATCCTTGACAAGCCCACCATTTTCGGCATGACGGGCGACACGCTGCTCGGCGGCGGAGAGGCCGGAAAAGAAGCTATTGCCCCTATCGACACGCTGCAAACCTACATCCGGGAAGCGGTGCGGCAGGATAACGAGGCCATCATCCGAACGCTCATTGAGCAAAACGGGCTGCTGATGGATTTCCTCCGGCGCATCATACCGAAGGATGTGAGGCTATCCAATGGTGCGCTGGTCGGCGAGCTTCTGCCCCTGTTTGACGCGGGCATGAATGACAGGCTGACCCACACGATGAGGGGAAACACACGATAAAAACTTTTTTATGGAAGATGGGCGGTGAAGCCTATGAACATTTTTGAACTTTTCGGCACCATTGCAATCGACAACGCAAAAGCAAATAAGGCGATATCTGACACGGGAAACAAAGCGAGCGGCCTATCGAATACGATGGAGGCCGCTTTCGGCAAAATTGGAAGTCTGGCCAAGAAAGTCGGTACGGCGGTTGTGGCGGCCTTTGCCGTGGACAAAATCAAGGACTTTGGAAAAGATTGTGCTGAAACCTACGCCAGCATCGCGGCGGAACAGGCATCTTTTGAGCAGATTATGGGCGACTACGCCTATATGGCGCAGGAGAAGATGGATAAGGTCGCCAGCGAGACGGGCATGGTATCTTCTCGCCTCACGCCTTACATGACCAGCATGACGGCGAAATTCAAGGGCTTGGGCTATGGCGTGGATGAGGCGACCAACCTTGCACAAGAGGGCTTGACGATTGCTGCGGATGCGTCGGCCTTCTGGGACAAGTCGCTCGATGAATCCATGTCCCACCTGAACAGCTTTATCAATGGCAGCTATGAAGGCGGCGAGGCCATCGGCCTGTTTGCCAACGATACGCAGATGGCGGCCTATGCCGTCAAAAAAGGTATCGTCTCGGAAACGAAGGCATGGTCGGCGCTGGATGAAGCGACCAAACAGGCGACGCGCTTGCAATACGCCAAGGACATGATGGCGCAATCCGGCGCAACCGGGCAAGCGGCGAAAGAATCCGGGGAATATGCAAACGTCCTTGCAAACCTGAATGAGCACATGCGCCAGCTTAAAGGCGTTATCGGCAAGCCTATTCTTGAAAAGCTCATTCTTCCGGCTATGCGGACGCTGAACAAGATCATGCCGGGGCTGACGGAAAAAACCGAGGCTTTCATGACGGGCTTTTCCAATGGCCTCGATAAAGTTGCAGGGTATTTTAAGGACGTATTCACCGAAAACGGGTTGAACCTCAAGGCATTGCCGCAAGCATTCAAGAAAATGAGCGCGGACATCGTGTCCTATCTCAAAAACTTGTCCGTTGGCAATGGTGAATTTTTCAAGAATATCGGGCAGGACATCGGAAATCTGGTCGTTAATCTTGGAAAAGCAATCCTTGGGGCACTATCAAAACTGGTTGATGATATCCCTTCCATCCTTTCGACGGTTGCCAATACCATCAGCACGGCATGGCAAAGCGTGGTTTGGCCGCTGATTCAAGGATTTTTCAAGGCGGCATTCGGCGTTGATTTGCCTGATTGGAGCCAAATTGCAACGGAAATCTCGACGGGCTGGAATACCGTTATCTGGCCATCTATTCAGAATTTCTTCAAGACGGTTTTCGGAATCGAATTGCCGAGCTGGACGGATATAACGCAAAAGATTTCTGATGGCTGGAATAATGTGGTGTGGCCTGCCATTCATGACTTCTTCAAGGCGATTTTTGAGCTCAATCTTCCGTATTGGAGCGATCTTGCTACAAAAATCGCTAACGGCTGGAATGATGTGATCTGGCCGGAAATACAGAATTATTTCAAGGCAACCTTCGGAATTGATTTGCCTGACTGGAATGATCTTGCACTGAGAGCCGCGCAATGGTGGGAAGATGAAGCCCTTCCAGCCATTCAGGGCTTTTTCAAAGCACCGTTCGGCATTGAACTTCAAGACTTCGGAACGGTTGCTGCCAATATCAAAGCATGGTGGGACGATGTGCTGAAAACGGTTGGCGACATTTTCAAATCCATGTTTGAAGTCAGTCTGCCGTCGGCTTCAGAAGTCGCGAACAGCATCCGCTCGTGGTGGGACGGCGTAAAGAGCAGCATTGCGGGAATTTTCAATATCAACGCAAATGTCAGCACGTCGTTCGGCGGCGGTTCTTCCACAGGAACAGGCGGCGGAAGATCAATTCCGGGACACGCCAACGGCCTCGATTTCGTCCCCCGCGACGGCTATCTGGCGCGGCTGCATTACGGCGAAACGGTGCTCAACCGGGCAAACGCCGACGCATGGAGAAGCGGCACAATGGGCAGCGCGGATGTCGGACGGCTTGAAACGGCTATCAATGCCCTTTCCGGCCTGATGCAGCAGATGGTCGCCAATACGCACGGTGGCCAGCAAATCGTCCTTGATTCCGGCGTACTGGTCGGCCAGCTTGCGCCGCGCATGGACGAGCAGCTCGGCACCATCAGCGGACGCAAAGGAAGGAGGAATTGACCATGATGGGCGTGATTTTCGGAGAAAAACATTCCTATCGGGATTGGGGGCTTGTGCTCAAAAGCCGCCCTGTCATCAGTCCTCCGACCCCGAAAACAAAATTGATTCAGGTTCCCGGCTCTGACAGGGTGATTGACCTGACGGAAAGCCTGACGGGCGCTGTTCACTATGAACTGCGCCAGATGAGCTTTGAATTTTTGATGATTGATGAGCGGGAGCGCTGGCCGATCACCTATTCGGCAATTCTCGCAGCGCTGCATGGAAAGAGGCTGAAGATCACGCTTGACGACGACGCGAATTATTACTACGAAGGGCGCGTCACTGTGGGCGACTTGGAAGCAGACAAGAAGGCCGCGACGCTGACCATCACAGCAGAGGTTGAACCGTACAAGCGGGAGCGCTTCGGCACGGGGAGGCGGTTGTGATGTACAAGATATACGTGGACGGTGCGCTGCTCTGGGCGGATAATGCGGACAGTGCGGGAACGGACATTCTCACGCCCAAGCTGAAGCTGGATGTGAACGGCGCGGGTTCGCTGTCCTTCGTCATGCCGCCGGGAAACTTGCTCTATAACAGCGTCAAAAAGCTGAAATCCATCATAACCGTGGAAGAAGACGGTGACATCATCTTCCGGGGGCGCGTGATGGATGATACGCGGGACTTTTACAATCAAAAGAGCGTCTATTGTGAGGGCGACCGCTCTTTTTTGCTTGACAGCCTGAAAAGACCGTACAGCTATAACGGCAATGTACAGGCATTTTTCCGGGAGCTGGTGAGCGGTCACAACGAGCAGGTGGATGAAGAAAAGCGCTTCGTGGTCGGAAACATTACGGCGGTCGATCAAGCCTTGACGATGGAGGCCGAGGACGACAGCTATCAAAGCACGTCGGACGCGATTGAAAACCGCCTTCTGGGTGCATACGGCGGCTATCTGGCGACGCGGACGGCGGGCGGCGTGACCTATCTGGACTGGCTGAAAGAGCCGAGCGGCGCGGATGCGCGGGAAATCAGCTTCAGCGTCAATTTGCTTGAGCTGAAGGACAAACTCGACGCGGCGGATATTTTCACAGTGCTGCTTCCTCTCGGTGCTTCCAGTGTGGACGACGACGGCAACGAGCAAGACCCGGTTTCTATCGCTTCGGTCAACGGCGGCGTTGAGTACATCCAAGACGATGACGCGGTGAGCCTGTACGGCAAAATCTGGCGAGCGCAGACGTGGAGCAACGAAGAAGACCCCTCCGCCCTACTGACCAAGGCGCAGGAATTCATGAAAACGGGCGCTTTGCTGCGAACGATTACGCTGACGGCGGTTGATATGCACTTCATCGACAGCACGGCGGCGAGCGTCCACATCGGTGACAAGGTGCATATCCTATCCAACCCGCACGGCATGGATTTGACACTGGCATGCGCCCAGATGGAAATTGACCTGCTGAGCCCGGAAAACACGACGTACACCTTCGGCGAGCCGCCGAGGACACTGACGGAAAACTACGTCAAGACGGATGAGGCCGTGGAAACCGTCACAGGAACAGGGCGAAGGGGCGGCGGTGGTGGCAGCCAAAAGAAAACAGAAGCGAAATTGCGTTGGGCGATCATCGAAGCGAATGAGAAAACCGCGCAGATTAACCTATTGACGCATGACCAAAATGAGCTGACTGGCCGAGTAAGCAATGCGGAAATCCGCCTTGACGGCATCAACGCAACGATTGACTTAAAGGCAGACAGGACGCTCGTTGATGATCTGGAAACCCGCGTAACCAGCGCGGAGGTCAATATCGACGGCGCAAACGCCGCAATCACACTCAAGGCCGATGCGAGTATTGTGGACAACCTTGGAGAACGCGTATCAAGCGCGGAAGTGACAATCGACGGCCTGAACAGCGAAATCGCCCTGAAGGCGGACAAGATCACGCTGAACGGATATGTCACGGCCAACCAGCTTAAAACGGAATTTTCGAATTTTGAAAGCGGTATATCCGACAGCCTCTATGTCAAGGCGCTTTCGGCAACTGGTTTTGAATGTCATTCATTTACGCTCGCCGGAAATAACCTGTCATTAAGCAAAAAAACGGTAGTAACGGGCATAACACGCAGCAAACGCAGCTGCATGTCTTCAGACGGAAAAGGAACGATTAGCTTTTACGCCTGCGACAGTGTATCGACCGGAACGCTTTTATATGTAAGTTGGGAGTGATCGAAATGGATATAGATGCGATGATTTTGCAGCTCGGAAACGTCGGGCTGCTGCTTGAATCAGTGGAAACCAAAGGCGAGCAGAACCTGAACAATCTGCTCGCGGCTATCCAGATTACCCGGAAAACCATCAAAGAGCTGAAGGAGGCGATTGACCATGAAAATCGAAACGAGCAAGGGGAAAACGTTTGATATTGAATTTATCTGCTCCCCTCTCAGGGCTGGGAGCAAGGTCATCATCGAAATGGAGGATGCGCGGCCTCTGGCCGAAATCGCCGCTGACTTTGACGGCCTTGAAAGCATCAAAAAGACTGGTTCCGGCAGGGATGACAAGGCCGTCTATGAAATGTATGAAGGCTTTTCTCAGCTTGTAGGCATTCAGCGCGACACGGCGGCGGGAAGCGTGCGCCTGACGCTGGCAAAGGAGGCCTGACGCATGGCCGATACCATCGAAACGCGAATCTCCATGCCGTCCGTCGAGCTGAACAAGGGAATCAGAAAGACCTTCTTTGAAACGCTTTTTGTCACAGGAAACAAAAAAGCCCACAGAATCGACGTGCCGCTTTTGCGCAACGGGCAACCCGTTTCCATCCCGAATGACGCGAAAGTGGAGGGATATCTCACCCGATACGCCGACGATGTAACAGTGCGAAATCCGGGCACAGCATCCGGCAATGTGGTGAGCGTCACCCTTGAAAAAGGCTGCTATGCGAAAACCGGGTCTTTTGCGCTGACCATCCAACTCACAGTGGACGGCGTAACCAATACCGTCTTCTGGGGCGAAAGCAGTATCTTCGCCAGTACGGCGGAAACGATCATCGACGGGGATTATGTCATCTATGACCTTGCCGAGCTGCTGAAGCGAATCGACGCGATGAAAGAGGCAACCAAGGCGGCAGAGACAGCGACGACCAACGCGAATAATGCAACCAAGACAGCAAACACGGCGGCCACAAACGCGGACAACGCGACAAAGGCCGCAAATACGGCGACGACCAACGCGAATAATGCAACCAAGACAGCAAACACGGCGACCACGAACGCGGACAACGCGACAAAGACCGCCAACACAGCCGCCGAAAAAATTAACAACATGACCGTGCAGGTGTCCGGCCTTGACGCTGGGACAGCCCCAACGGCAAACTTGGAGCTTGTGGACGGGCATTATAACCTGTCTTTGGCCATCCCCAAGGGCGACAAGGGCAACACGGGCGCGACGGGTGCAACGCCACGTATCACCGTCAAGGTCGTCACAGGTGAACCGGGCACGGATGCAAGCGTCAGCCAAAGCGGGACAGCGGAAAATCCGATCATCGACTTGACCATCCCGCGTGGTCTCCCGGGAGTGGTGACTTTCGACGCGCTTACAGAAGAGCAGAAAGAAATGCTCAAGGGAGATAAGGGCGATAAGGGCGATAAGGGTGATAAGGGCGATAAGGGCGATCCGGGTGAACCGGGAAAAGACGGAGCAAAGGGAGACAAAGGCGACCCGGGGACAGCGGGCGTGACCTTTGAGCTTGTCGGCACGGTGCTGACCATCACGACGACGTAAGGAGGCGCGAAATGGCGACTAAAGTCCCAAGCTATACATATACAGGCGGAGCGCACTCCGACGAGGTGAAGAACGGATATTGGTATATTTACCTCAAGGGCAGCGGCACATTGACGATGAATTACAAAAAAACTGGTGTAGAGGTATTTCTCGTCGGCGGCGGCGGTGGCGGTGGTTCAGACGCTAACGGTTACGGCTATCGCAGCGCAGGCGGCGGCGGTGGCGGATATTGCGAAAATAAAACAGATGTAACAATTGACGCCGGAACAGCATACCTTATTACCGTTGGCGCTGGCGGCGCAGGTGCAGCGCATCGAAAAGGCAACGGTGGAGACGGCGAATCAACAACAGCATTCGGCTTTACTGCTGCTGGCGGCGGCGGTGGCATCGGCTATCTCGAAGGTGATAACGGCGACTATGGCAAACCCGGAGGAAACGGTGGCTCTGGCGGCGGTGCTGGCGGAAGCGGAGCTGGCAATATCGGTGGTAATGGTGGAACAGATGGAAGTAATGGTGGGAACGGACGGGACCATAAGGGCGGCACAGGACAAGGCACAAGCACTAAAGCATTCGGCATCACACTTTATGCAGGTGGTGGCGGCGGCGCGTTGTCTGGTGCTGGTGGTTCTGGTGGCGGCGGCAATGGCGCAACAGAAACCACGCCCGCAACATCCGGGACAGCGAATACAGGCGGCGGCGGCGGTGGTGGTTATACAAATCAATCCAACACATCGCTTGGCGTCGGCGGCAATGGTGGCAGCGGTATCGTCATCATACGCGGCACACAAGATGATTTGCTTCCGGTGACGTTCAACGGGGTGCAGCTGAGCGACCTCGTCTTCAACGGAACAAAGATCACGGGTCTGATTTTCAATGGAACGAGGCTGCTCGCAAGGAGGATATTTGGGGAGGTGAAGCGATGTTTAGCGTAAACGGCGGGCAGACCCTGCTGACGGCGGGGGATACGGGGCTGCTGGCGGTGATCCCGGACGAGGAAGGGTATATGCCCACGCAGAAGGACAGGGCAATTTTCACGGTGCGGGAGAGAGCGGGACGCAGGGCGGTGATCGAGAAGACATTGACGCCGGAAGAGGACGGACGCGTGCTGCTGCGGTTCGCGCACGAGGACACGGAGAAGCTGGCACAGGCGGAATATGTGTGGGACATACGGTTTGCGCTTGACGCGGCGGTGGACGGCGAGGTGTGAGCATGGAAGAAAAGCGGATGAAGGTGCGGCTCAGCGCGGAACAGAAGAAGATCGGCTTGCGGCTTGAAAACAAGACACGCGAGATGGGAACGAGCCTAGAACGGGCAAAAGGCGTATTTGCGCTGACGTTTGACGACCTGGAAGCTATCCGCGAAGCGCTGAACGCGGCGTAAGAGCGCTATCGTTAACTAACAGCAGCGCCACAGGAAGGAACGGATATGAAAGGCATCCGATTCGGCGGCCTACATACATATGATGATCTGCATCTGATTTTGAGCAAGAAAGAAATCGGTTCCCCTGCCGTGAAAACCAAAAAGATTGACGTTGAGGGCGCGGACGGGGAACTCGATTTGACTGAATTTTTCGGCGAACCGAAATATGAAAACGTGCGGCACAAATTCGAGTTTTCCACAATTATTCCACAGGCCATGTTCATAACCCAATTCTCGGACATCAAAAACGCCCTGCATGGAAAAAAGCTGAAAATCATCCTCGACGATGAACCCGGCGCTTACTATGTGGGGCGGCTCTTTGTCTCCAACTTCACCGATGAAAAAGGCATCGGGAAAGTCACGATTGAGGCGGATTGTGAGCCATGGAAATACAAGGCTGCACCGACGGTTATCAGTCAGACCTTCACGGAGACCGCGACGATCACGCTGGCCAACGCACGAAAGCGAGCCGTGCCGGAAGTACAGATTGAAACGGCGGACAAGCTGCGGCTTGCCTTCGGTTTCAACGTCTGGGATTTGGGGGCGGGAAGCTATACCCTGCCAGAACTGGAACTTGTGGAGGGCGAAAACGTGGTCGAGGTCACGGGCACGGGAACGATTACGTTCACCTATCAGGAAGGTGATTTGTGATGTATCGTGTTTATTGTGACGGACTGCCAATCTACAATGACAAGCTGGAGGGGCTGAAAATTTTCAGCCCCTCTCTTGATCTTGAGCTGAACAAAACGGGGAGCTTTTCCTTCACCCTCTACCCCGATCATCCCTATTATGGCAGTATTCAAAAGCTCAAGAGCATCATCACCGTTTATCAGGAGGATTATCTGCTTTTCCGTGGGCGCGTGCTGGATGATGAAATCGGCTTTTACAACGAGCGGAAAGTCACATGTGAAGGAGAACTGGCTTTTCTGCTTGACAGCATCAAACGGCCCTATGATTTCACGGGCGGCGTGGCGGAATATCTGGCGCTGCTGCTGGATAGTCACAATGCGCAGGTGGACGAGACAAAGCGCTTCACCCTCGGCAATGTGACGGTTACAGACCCAAACGATTATATTGTGCGGGCGAATATCGACCATGTGGACACATGGAAGGAAATGAACGACAAGCTGCTGGCTTTGCTCGGTGGCTTTCTTTCTATCCGGCATGCGGACGGCGTGGCGTATCTGGATTATCTCGCAGATTTCGCGCTGCTCTCTCCGCAAAAAATCGAATTTGGAAAGAACCTGCTCGACCAGAAGCGGATTATCAAGGGCGCGGACGTGGCGACGGTTGTCATTCCGCTTGGCGCAAAGCTCAAGGATGCGGAAGGCAAGGACACGGACAAACGCCTGACCATCGAAAGCGTGAACGGCGGCGCGGATTTCATCGAAGATGCAGCGGCTATATCACAATATGGCACGATTGTCAAAACGGTTATTTTCGACGATGTGACCATCGCGGAAAACCTGAAGGCCAAGGGGCAAGCCTATCTTTCAAACCTTGTCAAGCTGCCTGAATCCATCGAACTGACGGCGGCCGATCTGGCAACGGTGAGCACGTCCTTTTCATCCTTCCATCTGGGAACATACGTCGATGTGGTCAGCAAGCCGCACGGGCTGAATCAGAAATTCCTCGTCCGCAAGCTGTCTATCAACCTTCTCGACCCTGCGGCCAACAAGCTGACGCTTGGCGGCGTATTTGAGGGGCTGGCGGCCTCACTGAAGGGCTTGACCGATACGCAAGGAAAAATCATCAATGAAATATCCGAAAGCGTCAGAAAGGCTTCTGAAGCCGTCTACAACGTCGAACAGAATCTTGAATCATCCATCAGGCAATCCGAAGAAAACATCAAGGCGACCGTCGCGGAAAGCTACTATCTGAAGGACGAAACGGACGCGCTTGTTTCCTCCGTCAGCACGACCATTGAGCAGACGAAGGAAAGCGTCGAAATCCAATTTAACCAGTTTAACGCCGACCTTGAAGCGGTTGCCAACGGCACGGACGCAGAATTTGAGGAAATCCGCAAATACATTCGTTTTGTGGATGGCTCAATTCTGCTGGGGCAGGTCGGGAACGAGCTGGAGCTGAAAATCAGCAACGACCGCATTTCCTTCTTGCAGGATGACACGGAAGTTGCCTATTTCTCGGACAATAAGCTCTATGTGACGGACGGGCATTTCATCAATGCGCTGCAAATCGGTGATTTCGCCTTCATTCCCCGCGCCAACGGGAACCTGTCTTTCAAGCGGTTGGATGCGAGGAACAACGGCAGCATCGTCGGATATGCAACCATCGACGCGACGAAAGTCATGTGAGGAGGGCTTATCATGGCATACACAAAGCACGTCTGGAAGAGCGGCGAGGTTATCACGGCGGAGAAGCTGAATTGCATCGAGCGCGGCGTGGATTGCCTCGCGAATTGCAGCAACCTATGGACAAACCAAAACCCGGAAGCGGAATTTGCAGCGCAGGAAATCGCCCTCGATTTGGCCGATTTCTGCGTGGTCGAGGTCTGCTTCATCCAAGAGGTCGGCGGGAAGTATGTCAACATCAGCGCAGAGATCGACAAGCGGCGAGCCTATCAGCACGGCGGCGCATGGCATGGCCTCGTGAAATATGGCAATTATGAGCGCACCTTCTCCGTATATGATGACAAAATCGGCTTTTCAGACTGCAAGCACGGCATCAATTACAACGAGAAGCTGATTCCATACAGCATCCACGCACTTGAATAAGGCGGTGAGAGTATGGCAGCATCCGGGACAATTACCAAAGCCATACGGACTGGCTATGAAATGCGCCTCGTTTGGAAGGTCGGCAGCCAGTCCGTCGCCAATAACACGTCATCCGTCACGGTACAGGTGCAGCTTGTTTCCAAGGGCAGCAGCTACACAATCAATTCATCTGCCAGCAAGAGCGGCACGGTGACGATCAACGGCACGAAGTACAGCTTCACGTTTTCCGCTGCCCTCTCCGGCAATCAGGTCAAAACAATCTATACCAAGACGGTTACGGTTGCTCACAACGCGAACGGCTCGAAGACTTGCACCTTTGCCTCGACCATCGGCATCAAGGTCACGCTGGGCGGCACATACTACGGCGACGTGACGGCAAGCGGGAGCGGCACATTTGACACCATTCCGAGGGCGACAACGCCCACGCTTTCCGCGTCAAGTGTCAATATGGGCAGCTCCATCACGATCAACATGCCACGAGCGTCCGGCAGCTTTGACCACACGCTGACATATACCTTCGGCAAGGCATCCGGGACAATCGGGACGGGCTTGGGAACAAGCAAGGCGTGGACGGTTCCTCTCACGCTGGCCAATCAAATCCCTTCCGGCACATCCGGCACATGCACTATCACATGCAAGACATACAACGGAAGCGCCTTAATCGGCACAAAGACGGTATCTTTCAAGGCCAACGTTCCCGCTGCCGTTGTGCCGACGATTTCGGATGTCAGCATGGCGGAGGCGGTTGCAGGGCTGGCGGCGCAATTCGGCGCGTATGTGCAGGGCAAATCAAAGGTCAAAATCACCATCAAGGCGGCTGGCGCTTACGGCTCAACCATCACGGCCTATAAGACGGTCGTGGACGGCAAGACCTACGGCGGCGCATCACCTACGACCGGGACACTTTCAAGCGGCACCAAGACGGTCACGGTGACGGTGACGGACAGCCGGGGACGGACGGCGAAGACAACCAAGACGCTTGTGGTCGTCGCCTATTCCGCGCCGCTCATCAAGACGCTTGTGGCCGTCCGAACGCTGGAGGACGGGACGGAAAACTACGAAGGGACACACGGCAAAATCGGGTTTTCCCTCGTCATTTCGCCTGTCTCAAGCAAAAATACGGCCAAGTATACGCTGGAATACAAAGCTAAATCGGCCACAACGTGGATTCCGCTCAAGAGCGGGAGCGACTATATCGCGTCAGGTTCACTTATCACCGACGACGTGATGGACGTTGATTCTGCCTATGATGTGCGGCTATCTGTGACAGACTTCTTCGCAACCGTGCGGAAAACGGTGGAAATCCCGACGGCCTTCACGTTGATTGATTTTCATTCGTCAGGCCGGGGGCTTGCGTTTGGCAAGGTTTCCGAGCTGGCCGGATATGTCGAATTTGGGCTTCCGGCGCTTTTCCGTCATGGTGAAACGCCGGGAGGCGCAAAAGCGCTGGATTCCGGCGTTGATCTGGACAACCTGCGGGAAAGCGGCTTTTACAGCTTCAGCTCGGCGACACTGGCGACGATGAAGAACTGTCCGATTACATCCGGCGCGTCCGGCTGCATCATCGTCCTTGACATGGGCGCGGATGGGCAGCGCATCCAGCTTGCCGTCCGCTGCTCGGAAACGGGCTTTGAGCTATGGCAAAGAACATATTATTCGGCCAAGTGGCACACATGGACGGAGTTGAGCGGCTTTGATACGGGCTGGAAAACGGCAGCATTGACAAGTGACTTCGAGACATACGCCGGAAACGCGGAAAACACGCTGCAATATAGGCGGCGCGGCGGTGTGGTGCATGTGAAGGGCGTGGTCACGCCGAAAGCCACACTGACGGGCGGCACGACGACTTATACCATCACGACGCTTCCCGCCGGATATAGGCCCCAAAATCAATGGAATTTCGTATGTCAGGGAAGCGGCGCTGCCGTATGGCTTTGCACCGTGACAGCCGCCGGATTGGTGCGCTTTGCGCGGTACAGGAACGGAAGCGCGTGGGCGGATGCGGTGGCGAATACTTGGCTACCGATTGATATTTCCTTTATCCTCGAATGACAAAAAACTGGAAGAAGGTCATGACCTATGGACACGATCATTGTTGCGGTTATCTCTTTGGCAGGGACTTTGATGGGCAGCTATTTTTCAAACAGCAAAACGACCGCCCTGCTATCCTACCGAATGGAGCAGCTTGAAAAGAAGGTTGAAAAGCACAATTCCGTTGTTGAGCGGACGTATAAGCTGGAAAAAGACGTGGAAAAAGCGTTCATCCGAATTGATGAATTGCGGGAAGATATCCACCAGACACAGGGATAAGAGAAAAGGCCGGGGCGTTTGCCTCGGCCTTGTTTTTTTATAGTCCTGTAAGGTCATTAGAAGCGTCATTGACATCTGTTTCAATAACAAGATTTCTAATTTTTTCGAGTGTATCCTTGATATTTGTGTGTCCATACCACAAATTAAGGAATTGATAATCGCTGCTTGCGCTCTCGCTTCGGAACAAACAAACGGCGGTATCATCAGTGCCATTCCAAACCGTATAAGTATATGTGGTGTCCACGATAAAGACTGAATCCTCAATTCCATTTCCGTACAATCCAGTCAATTTATTGAAAAGATCATCATACACGCTTGGGGTTTTCGCATCATTCACATCAAACCATATCTGAGCCATATAATAATGACTATCATCTGCGCCCTGTTTTAGAGTTCCGCCCGTGATATCATAATGCGCATAGAATTCCATTATTCTCACAGGATACCCAGCGATAGAAGGCTTTTCATCATCCGCCCAAAAATTCAACATGATTTTGTAACCTGTTGCTTCAATATCATCATAAAAGCTATTGCGGAAATTATTAGACCAAATGGCCATATTGGCATCACTTTTGATATCATCTGGATTCACGGGAATTCCACGCTCTTTCAGCGCATCAGCCAACTCATTCACACTAATTTCCCAAGGAATTCCGTGGAATTCAATAGCAGAAACAGAGGAACAAGTAAACATAAAGATGAGAAAAGAGCAAAGAGCAAAGAACCGTTTCATAATATAATCCGCCTTTCATAATTTTTGTTGATTGAATTATAGAACTTTCGATATTGGTATTTCAATAGAATTACAAATTATGACGAAAATGTAAAAAAGACGCGCACCCGATGGATGCACGCCTCTATTTTTGATTGTAGTTAATTCTTGCACCGTTCGGTGCTAGAATTAACCACAAACAGAGGTCAAAAAAAAGTAATGTCTTTGATATCCCTTTTTCCGTATCTGCCTTTACCCCAGTCGATTTCAATTTCTTCGATGAAGGAACGCCAGAAAGAGCGCTTGTGTTCATCGTCCAGCGAGTTATACAGATCACGCCAGCCGGATTGAAAAAGGCATTGAATCCGTTCATAATCGACATGACCCATTTGCTGCTGCTCGGCTTGTGCCGCTTCGATTTTCTCCACGATGGCATCATATTTCCGATCATATTCCTCGGCGGATTTGATACGATTTTTCTGCCATGAGTAATTGAGGCGGTCTAGCTCGGCCTGTAACTCGGCGACATTATATTTGCCTGTTTTTTCGCTTTCCGCTTCGATAGCATTTATTTCAATCATTTTTCTGTCAACAATGCTTTCGATTTTATCAAGGAGGACTTTTTCAAGGGTTTCTTCAAACACGGTATTTCCATAATCACATTTTTTATCGCGGAGTTTTGAGTTGCATCTATATGTCTTATATGTGACGTTCCTTATCCCTTTGTTTGGACTGTGCGTCCCACCTGTAAGCCGCCTTCCGCAATTTGGGCAGAGAATCAGCCCAGAAAAAATATAGGTTCTTTTTTCGCCTGTGTCCCTTGGCGTTCTGGATATGAGCTTTTGCAAGCGGTCAAATTCTTCGCGGCTGATGTACGGCTCACAGTAATTCGGATTTCCCTTGTATTCTCCGCAAATCATTTCGTTTTTGAGCATATTTATACACGCGTTATAGCTCAAATTCATACCGTATTTGTTATTTACATAGGACATCGCGCCCCTGATTGCTCCGTGTGTCAGAGCGTGGTTGATTAAGTCCATCGCGATTTCTTCGTGCTCTTTGGCAATGTACTTGTGACGCTCGCCATTTTCCGGGGCAGAAACCGTATAACCGAACGGCAAGCACTGTGCGCCAAAGAGCGGCTGGCCGGATTTGATCTTGTATTCATTGACCATGCGGATACGTTCTCCGGCTTGGTCGGCCTCAAATTGCGCCATCGTGAGCTTCATATTGACGAAAGCCTCGCCGGACGGAGTGGAAAGGTCGTATTTTTCCTCGGTGGCCGTCCAGATCACGCCGCCGATGGCCAAGCGCTTCATGCACTCGTGATACTCGGCGACGGAGCGGAAGAAGCGGTCGAGCTTAATAAAAATGATGCGCTTGAATTTTCCCTTTTCCGCGTCCTGTATCATGCGCTGCAATTCAGGACGCTTTTTGATGAGCTTGCGGCCTGAAACGCCTTCATCCTTGTACCACTCAACGATCTTCATGCCGTGCTTTTCGGCGTATTCCGTCAGCTTCTCAATTTGCGCCTCAATGGATATGCCGTGTAGCTTTTGCTCCTGCGTGGACACGCGGATATAGGCGGCGACTTCCTCAATGTATTGATTTCTTTTGACCTGTTCTTCTATGATTGACATTTACGATTCATCCCTTTTGTCGTTTATCGGTTTCTCCTTCTTACTGTCTATCAATCTGCCCTGCAAGATAATCAGGGCGGCGGCGGAAGCCAGCACGAAAACGCTAAGCAACGTCGCCAAGGGCGACACACTGCTGCCTTTGATGAGGCCGACGTTTTCATTGCTGACATCCATGGCGATGTAAAACATCAGCGCCACGACCAGAAGCGCACAAAGCGCCAAAAGGCATTGAGCGGCTCGCCTCCATGCTGCGAGGGATTCTTCAAGCCGTCGCGTGATGTCCTTCTCGTGCTTCACCTCGGTTTCGAGGTCGTGGGCGTGTATGGTCAGCGCGTCGTCTGCCTCCGGCGGTGGGGAACAATCAAACTCCGCGTCCGTGCAGCCGGAGAGCAAGCGGATAATGGGCTGGATGGTTGAGAAGCGGACATCCGACCCGGAGGACGAAAGCAGCCTGTCAACCGTGCCTTTCGGCACATTCGTTGCGGCGGCGATATCCGCATTGGATAAGCCGAGGCTCTTCTTTCTGGCCTTGCACCAGATCAGCAGCTCGTCGCCTGTCATGGTCAGCAAACGTTTGAGACATTCCCTGCCGGGGTTTTGGCAATTCAGACATTTCGAGTACATGGCAAAGCCTTCTTTCTGTAAACCCGTCCTTTCATGTGCAATTCTTCCTGTTACATCATATTCGATTCGTATACATTTTTATGACTGGGCATAAAAAATCACATACGATGTGAATACATCACCTTTGCCCGTTGCGATTATCTGCGCGTGGTGATAGGCTTGAATCAGGGTCGAAACGGCCTATCTTCCAGAAATGCGGGGGCGTTCGGGTGGTGCTGCTGCGCTCCCGCATTTTTCCCAAAAACTGAAAATTGTGAATGTAAGAAATCGTATTGCAAGACAAAAATTATGCGTGTATCATATTTTTTGTCTAAAATCAAGCGGAAAGGGGCAAGCCCAAAATGAGCGCTATTGACCAGCTTATATCTTACATACAAACCCTAACCCCCGAACAGGTGGAAAAGGTTATTTCCCAGATTCCACGATTGTCCGAATTACTGAAAGAATCATCGCCGCCTTGTCTTCCGGGACAGTCCGCACAAAATCCATGAGTTCGCGCATATTATCAGAAAGCCCCTCGTCCGCGTTGGGCTTTTTTTGCTGCTCTTCCGGCGGCTTTTCTTCTATCAGGTCGGATTTCTGGATTCCGAAATAATCCGCCATGATTTCGATTCGATCTATGCGCGGGTATTTCTTTCCGTTCACCCACTCCGTCACGGTGGAATATGGAAAGCCCCATATATTCGCAAGCTCCCGCCTGTCTTTTCCAGATTGCTCGATATAGTATTTCAGATTCTTCGAGAATATGGCCTTGTTGCCAAGTGCGCTCAACCTCATCACCTCCTTCCACCTATATATTACACCTAAAGCGGCATGATTTCAATAAAAAAAGAAAATAATTACGCTTTTAGTGTTGACAAAGTTATTCTGAAATAGTATTATGGTATCGACGATAACGCTTAAAGCGTTTTGAAAGGCAGGTGGCAAATGTGAGGATTTCATTGAAGGCTGCGAGAATCAATAAGAATTTGACGCAAGAGCAGGTGGCGGACGAGCTGAATGTCACCAAGAAAACCGTTGGTTCTTGGGAAAAAGGGAAAACCCGTCCAAAGCTGGAAAAGATTGAACCTTTGTGTGCGCTGTATGGCGTAACCTATGATGACATCGCGTGGAACACCTAATTTTTTTGCAGCAAATAACGCTTAAAGCGTTATTTAGATGTAAAAGGAGCGAGTGAATGAACGAATTGCAGGTTTTTGAAAATGCCCAGTTCGGGCAAGTGCGGACGATTAACAAGGACGGAGAACCTTGGTTTGTCGGTAAGGATGTGGCGGAGGCGCTTGGATATAGTAACCCGCGAAAAGCACTTTATGATCATGTGGACATTGAGGACAAAACTGATGGGGTAACGATTCGTGACTCCATCGGAAGACCGCAAAACCCGGTCATCATTAACGAATCTGGCCTTTATTCACTGGTAATGTCCAGCAAGCTCCCGAACGCACGTCAATTTAGGCGCTGGGTGACGAATGAAGTTCTTCCCAGCATCCGCAAAAATGGCGGCTACATCGCCGGGCAGGAAACCATGACGGACGACGAGCTGCTGGCCAACGCCTTGATGGTCGCCCAGCGGAAGATCGAGGCGCGGGATAAGCAGATCGAGGTGCAGGAGAAGCAAATCGAGGCCATGCACCCGAAGGCACTTTTCGCGGATGCGGTCAGCGCGAGCAAAACGTCAATCCTCATCGGCGACCTCGCCAAGCTGCTGAAGCAGAACGGCGTGGATATCGGCCAGAAGCGGCTTTTCCAATGGCTGCGGGAAAACAAGTACCTCATCAGCCAGAAGGGCGCGTCGTATAACAGCCCCACCCAGCGGAGCATGGAAATGAAGCTCTTCGAGGTCAAGGAAACGACCATCACCCACGCCGACGGCCACATCACCATCAACCGCACGGCAAAGGTGACGGGCAAGGGGCAGGTTTATTTCATCAACAAGTTCGTTGGCAAGAGCTAACGGCAGAAAGGAGCGTCCAGATGGACGGGAACGGGAAAGAACAACTGGCGGTAAAGATTTTGACGGTGCTGGCTAACCTGTACGCCGACCAGATGGGCGTGAAGGTGGATTTCACCATCAAGACCGTGGACGAAAAAGAAAGGAAGCCGATGTATGAAAAAGTATGAGCTGACCGACGAAACCCGCGTCTGGGAAGGCCGGACGCTGCACCGCATCCGGGCGCTCATTGAGCTTGAACTGGACACTGGCGATACCGTCAAGCCGGGTGATTTGGGCGGCTGGATTCAAAGCGAGCTGAACCTTGCGCAGGAGAGCAACGCGTGGATTGCCGACGAGGCGATTGTCTGCGACAACGCACGGTGCTATCAGAGCGGACTTGTGAGCGATAACGCGATTGTCAGCGGAGAAGCGCAGGTGTTCGGCGAGGCGTGGGTTTGCGACAATGCCCAGTGCTATGGGTATTCGAGCATTTCTGGCGAGTCGTGGATTCACGACAATGCCAAGGTATATGAAAACGCGTCGGTGTCTGGAAACGTGTGGGTTCGCGGCGATTCGGAAGTATGTGGATTCGCGGCGATTTCCGGCAACATGAAAATCGGAGGACATCGGCGGCTAAAAGAAAGGAGGGATGACCGTGGACAAGCCTGTATGCGTGGAGTGTGACCGCATGATTACGGATGAATCAGCCTTCTACATTGAAGGCGAGTGGGTTTGCGAGGGCTGCATGGAGACTTACAGACGGGAGGTGCTGGAGGGCTAAAACCAGACAGCGCTGGAAGATAGGCGTTTCTGGCCGGAAACCATACAGGGAGGCCGGAAACCATGAAAGTATTGGAGTTATTTGCAGGGACACGAAGCATCAGCAAGGCATTTGAGGCGCGGGGACATGAGACATTCAGCATTGAATGGTCAGAAGATTTTGAAAACATCAGCCTCCGCGCCGACGTGAGCACGGTGACGGCGGACATGATTCTGGAGCGGTTCGGGCGGCCTGATGTGATTTGGGCAAGCCCAGACTGCACAACGTTCAGCATCGCCGCCATCAGCCATCACAGGCGGAAGAACCCGGAGACGGGCAACCTCGACCCGGTGAGCGATTACGCGAAATTCTGCGATGAGGTTGACCAGCATGTGCTCGACCTGATACGGGCGCTCAAGCCGCGCTTCTGGTTCATCGAGAACCCACGCGGCGGGATGCGAAAAATGGTATGGATGAAGGGCATCCCCCGATATACCGTCACCTATTGCCAATATGGCGACAAGCGGATGAAGCCGACCGATATCTGGACGAATCATCCTGCCCCACGATTCAGGCCGCCATGCAAGAATGGCGCATCCTGCCACGAAAGAGCGCCGAGGGGAAGCCGGACAGGCACCCAAGGGCTGAAGGGCAGCAAGGAAAGAAGCGTCATTCCTGCGGCGCTATGTGAGCACATCGTGGATATCTGCGAAAACCCGTGAATGGAAGATAACCGTTTTGACCCCAAGAAAAAGAAAGGGGTCAAGACGCATGAAAGAGTTCAAGAGTTTTTACAAAGAGGTCGCCGGAAACGAGGGCGGCAAATGCCGCTATAACGTGCGGCTGGACACATACGGCTGCGGCTGTCAGCATGATTGTTCATACTGCTATGCCAAATCGCTTTTAAGCTTCCGAAACCTTTGGGACAGCGTGGAGCCGTCCGTCGCGGATATCAGGAAGATTGAGCGGAAAATTGCGAAGATTCCGAAAGGCACCATCATCCGCCTCGGCGGGATGACCGATTGCTTCCAGCCGCTGGAGGAACGGGCGCGGGTAACGTGCGAAACTCTCCGGCTGCTCAACGCCTACGGCATCGGATATCTGATTGTGACGAAATCCGACCTGATTTGCGAGTACATGGACATTCTCGACCGGGAAAAGGCACACATCCAAATTACAACGACGTGGATTCCCTGCGAGAAGGCCGTGAGCACGGAGCGACGCATCGCGGCTATCGAGGCGCTGCATGCGGCGGGTTATGACGTGGCTGTGAGACTTTCGCCCTATCTCCCCCAATTCGTGGATTTTGAGCGGCTGAACGCCATCAAGTGCCCCAAGATCATCGTGGAATTTCTGCGGGTGAACCACTGGATAAAGAAATGGCTGCCGCTCGACTATTCGGAATGGACGGTTAAGCATGCCGGATATCTCCATCTCCCGCTTGAAAAGAAGATCGAGTATCTTTCCCGCGTGACGGGCTTTGACGAGGTGAGCGTCTGCGAGGATGTGACCGAGCATTATGCCTATTGGCGGGAGTGCGTGAACCATGACAAGAGCGATTGCTGCAACCTGAGAAAGTGAGGAAATCATGAAATACTATAACATCGACGAGAGCGCGGCGCGTCACGCTCATGAAATGATGTCTATGCGGGATTACAACAAGGGAGAGAAAACCCTTGAATATCGCGGCCTGTGCGATTTCGCCGCCGACATGGCCGAGCGAGAAAAGCAGCGCAAGCCGGAATATGCGGAGGCCATCGACGAGCTGCTGGACAGATACGCACGGAAGCTGGCGGAATGGATGAACACGGAAAGCCGCATCGGAATGCTTTGCCCCTCCATCCTCATCGCGGGCGGCGATGCGGTTTCAGCCAAGCGCAAGGCCAAGCAGAACGTGCGGATGGATGCACACATGAAAAAACGTGCAGAAATCGACAAGCTGCTCGACAAGATTTGCAAAATCGGGACGGGCGGCATCAAGGCCGGGGATGCGAGCGTACTGGTCAAACTGGAAAGCAAGCTCGCAGACCTAAAGGAAGCGCAGAAGATCATGAAGGACGTGAACGCCTTCTATCGCAAGAATAAAACGCTGGAGGGCTGCGACCTGCTCACGGAAGAACAGATTGAAAAGCTCAAGGCGAGCATGAGCAGCTCTTGGCGTACAAGCCCCGCTCCTTTTCCCTCCTATCGGCTGCAAAATAACAGCGCGGAAATCCGCAGGATTGAAAAGCGCATCGAGAGCATTGAAGCCATCAAGGAAGAAGGCGACAAGGAAAGCGAAGTCGATGGCGTGGGCGGGCTGCGCGTGGTCGAAAATACGGAAATCATGCGGATTCAGCTTTTCTTCCCTGATAAGCCGGATGCAGATGTTCGCGACATCCTCAAGGCCGAGGGCTTTTGCTGGGCACCGTCTAAAGGTGCATGGCAGCGCCAGCTCACGGAAAACGGACGCTTCGCGGCGAAGCGGGCCATTGAGCAAATCAAAATTCTATATGCGGAAGGTGAACACTAATGACGAAAAGCGAGTGGGAGGCATATTACGGGCAGGACACAAAGCCCAACAAGTACGGGGCGAGAAAGGTCATCGTGGACGGCGTGACCTTCGATTCCTCGAAGGAATATATCCGCTGGAGGGAATTGCAACTTCTGGAGCGTGGCGGCGAAATCTGCGAGCTTCAGCGTCAAGTCAAGTTTCCCCTGCTTCCCAGTCAGGAATACAAGGGAAAGCGCGTGGAAGCGCCTGTTTCCTACATTGCGGATTTTACCTATATTGACCACCGCACGGGCGAATATGTGGTCGAGGACGTGAAGGGCTTTAAGACAAAAGAATACATCCTCAAGCGGAAAATGATGCTTTATTTCCACAAGCTCCGCATCCGGGAGGTTTAAGGGGGAAGGCGGCATGAAGAAAAAGCCCTCCCAAGAGCGGAAAAACACGATCAACAAAAGGCCGGGGCGAATCGTCGCCCTCTGTACGGCCAAGGGCAAGGTTATCTATTGCGAAGACCCACTCAAGCAAAGAAAGGACGGAAAAACATGATTTTGAGCATTTGGAACATCCTGCTGACTGGCTTTTGCTTCCTGTTGGCTGGCGGCATCATCCTCGGCGTGGTCGCCTTCATCGTGGGCGCGGTTTATCTGAAGGATTGGGAGCGGATGGAGGCGGACAGCAAGCATGACCGTTGAGAAATCGCCGTGGACAAGCACGGCGGACAAGAAGGCCCTGCCGCCATACGGCAAGCGGGTGATTATTCAAACCCGCTGGGGCTATGCGCTGGAGGCGGAGCGGATGCGCGGGACGTGGCGCTCCGCCCTCTATAACACGATCATCGACGAAACCAACGTCACCTACTGGATGGAAAAGCCGGAACTCCCGAAGGCAGCGGACAAGCCGCCGGAGCGTAAAGCCGAACAGACGGGGTTTCAGCAGATGATGATGGAGGCGTAAAATGTTCGATCTAAACGTTGCCATTCGACTGATGAATTGCTTTCCGGGCAGTTTTATCAATCACAACGGAGAATTTATTGCACATGAAAAGGCAAACGAGTATTTCTCTTTATCCACCTGCGGAGATGAGCTTGATGTGAAGTGCAAGGTGCTTGAATGGCTATCAAGAGCGGCCAGCAAGGGAGAACCGTATCGAACCGCCAAGTCAAATCTGGCGTTTCAAAGGTTTATGCAGGACGGGGTTAATCGCTATTTGGAAACCGAGTTTTCTCAGGCGGATTTTGACGATATATACACCCATCTTGGAAACGCACGCAATCACGAAAAGACGCGACGCTTCATTCTATCCGGCTATGATATGTCTATTTTGCCGATGAAGATGGAGGCGTGAAATGCAAGCCGTGAAGATATGCGACGAAGGCGCAAAGCGGCTTATCGTCGGAATTGTGAAGCTGGCGGCGGCAGATTGGCGGCGGTCATATCGAAAACTGAAAAAAGAACCGTATAATTATACGGCGAATTGCAGGATTGTCGATTGTGAAAGTTTCTTCTGCTCCGCCCACTTCGCACGGCTGACGGCTACTGACGGGCGGGAAATGCTTGCCCGAATGATGGAGGAAGAAAGCCATGAGTGAAAAACCGAAATGCCCATATTGCGGAGACAAAATGATTCTCCACATTTTGACACATAGATGCCATGCAACCCTTACATCAGCATGGTATCAGTGCGTGACATGCGATAGCGAATCGCCGCACATAGAGTTTCCCGGAGACATGGCGAATGACAAAATCATAGAACGGCTACAAGCTGTATCGTCGCGCCGAGCCGAGCCGAAGAACCGCGTGTTGACCTTCGACGAGGTTGCCACATACGCTGACATTCCAGAAATGACGTTGATGTGGGTGGAAGTAAAATTTGCGAAAGAAAGCGACATTTTTCAGGAAATTCCCATTGGTTTCAACGGTGAGCTTGTGCAATTTCTTTATCCGAATGGTGCGCAGTTATATACAGATAAGCATAATTACCCGCCAGAAGATTACGGTAGCCGCTGGCGCTGCTGGTTGAGAAAACCGACGGCGGAAGAAACGAAAAAAACGCCTTGGGAGGAAGAAAGCCATGAGTGAAACGCCAAAAAAATCCGTTTATGAGTTGCCGAAGATGGTGACGGACAACCCGCATGGCAATTTCGAGGTGATGCTCAATTTGGTCTACGGAAAAGATGGGCGGAGCTACATCCGTTACAGTGAAGATGGCACGGATGGTATGCCTATTACAGATTTCTGCTTCAAAAAGCTTTGCCCGGAGTTTGGCTGTTCGGAGCTTGCGAACCAGACCATGACCGACGAGGAACAGGACGAGCTTCTTTTCGATTGTGTCTTTGATAACTGCCCTGTTGCAACGGTGTATCAGGCACTTTGCGGATATGGCCACTTGCGCGACCGTCTGCGGAAGCACGAGGACGAGATGACAAACCGGGTGCTAACGCTGGCGGAAGCGCAAAAAAAGTGCCAAGAAGATAGAATCACATGGTATGAGCCTTTCAGAAATGAATCACACGCTTATCCTGTATATGTCGCGCCTATTGACCCGTCGGATAATTTGGTCGATATATATGCTTTCTTTACGGACACCCGAAAAGAGGTCGATCTTTACGGCAAGACATGGCGCTGCTGGCTGCGAAAGCCGACCCCGAAAGAGATGGAGGCGACACCATGGGAAAGCTGATGACGCGATTCAGGCAGAAGCTATGCCGCCATTGCTTCGCGTCTGCACAAATCAAAGCGGAGCATGATGAAGAATACTACATCTTTACGCACGTTTGCGTGAAATGCGGTCAAAACTTCATTGTGAAAATTCCACGAGATTATATTGATGTGTGGGAAACGGAGGACAAGCCATGAAAGCGCCTGAAGATATCAAGAAAGGGCTGTACGCTTGCAGCGCGGATGAGTGCCACGGTCAGCACACGGATTGCCCTTATAATGACGGCCATTCTGAACCGTGTATCATGAATGTGTGCGGGGATGCGATCGCCTACATCAAGCGGCTCGAAAGTCAGATTGACCACATGCTCGACTATATGCACGGCGATTGCGGCGCATGTAAGCATCGGAACGTTCACGGCCTCGCGGGGACGACTTGCGGGGATTGCGTGATGGAATGGGAGCGCCCAAATTGGGAGTACGCCGGGGAAGCCGACGAGAAGGAGAATAACAATGTTTGAGATTTACAAGGAGCTTATGGAGCTTGCCGTGTACCTCATGGACGGGAATTTCTTCAGCAAGTGCGGCGGGCTATTCATCGCCTTTGTTGCCACCGTCTACATCATCAAGCTCGTTCTCCTTCCCTTTCAAGTCGCGGAAATTTGCAAAATGATGAAAAAATAAGCGCACAAACGAAACAGCGCAAACGGAGGTGATTTCATGGCCGCTGTAAAGTGGGTGAAAATCACGACGGACATGTTCGATAACCGAAAAATCAAGCACTTGCGCAAGCTGCCGGATGGAAACAACATCGTCCTCATCTGGGTGATGCTACTGACGATGGCGGGGCGCTGCAATGCTGGAGGCATGATCTTCCTGACCGAAAACATCCCCTACACGCCCAAGATGCTCGCCGACGAACTGGGCTTTGAGGAAAACACGGTCAAGCTCGCCATCAACGCGCTGGAACAGCTCAACATGGTCTGCACCGATAACGGCTTTTTCTCCATCGCCGGGTGGAATGAATATCAGAACGTCGAAGGAATGGAGAAAATCCGGGAGCAGACGCGCCAGCGCGTGGCCAATCATCGCAAAAAACAACGGGCGCTGATGGAAACAAGCGTGTGCCAGTATTGCGGAGGAAACGCAACGGGATATGACCATGTTCTCGCTCTTTCTAGAGGCGGGACGGATACGGACGAAAACAAGGTGCCATGCTGCCAAGAGTGCAACCGAATCAAGAATGACAAGCCCCTCATTGATTTTTTGAACGCCAACAGGGAACGCATCCGGGATGATCTTGTTGCGGGGAATGCAAAGCTGCGAAAATTTGTAACGTTAAGTAACGTTACAGACCGTTACAATGTAACGCAATGTAACGCAACAGAAGAAGATATAGATATAGATAAAGAGAAAGAAAAAGAATATAGGGATATGGGCGCATCCGCGCCCAATCCCTCCCCCTCCCACAAGCCGAAGAAGCCTGTGAAACACAAATACGGGGAATACGCAAACGTGCTGCTCACAGACGACGAGCTTGAAAAGCTGAAAGAGGCGTTTTCCGACTGGGAAGAACGGATTGAGCGGCTTTCCGGCTACATCGCCAGCACGGGAAAGGCGTATAAAAGCCATTATGCCACCATCCGCAACTGGGCACGGAAGGATGCACAGGCGCAACCCGTCACACGGCGGGCGGAGGGCGCATCTTACAGCCGGAAGCCGACAAAGGCCGAGGAGCTGAATGATTTCTACGACATGGCCGCCAACTGGGCGGCGGAAGGCGGGGAAAACGGATGAAAAACAAAGACATCAGGAGGAACGGCAGCGGCTACTATGACGAAACGGCCTTCAAGGCCATCAGCGGCATGAAACCGCAACCGGGTGAAATCTGGACGCACAAGGTGAGCGACGGCCTGATGCTGGTGCTCAACCGGGATGAACATGTGTGCGCCTGCCTGAAGCTCGGAGAAAATCCAGCGATAAACAAAATCATGGTGCGCGGCAAGACGATGATGTGGACGAATCCCATCATGGTCGGCTATTGCTTTGACGAGGTGCTGGAGGCATACGTCAAGACCATGCCGGACACGGAATTTCTGGAAGTGCAGAAAGCCGTCAAAAAGGCGCTGGGACTTTCTCATGTGCCGGATAAGGCAAACGGTCAAGCACATGCGCCGGAAGCACACACGGACGAAAACAGCCATATCTCCGATGATTTTGAAAAGCTGGTCGATGAGCGGGACAAGCTGAACGCGAAAATCAGCCAAAAGATGATTGACGAGTACATGACCCTCAAAGCGAAAATTAAAGTGCTGGGGGACATGAACGTGGAGAAAGGCGGTGCGCGGGAATGACGAAACAGGAATTTGCGGCGTTTGCCAGCGCGTTGAAAACCTACTATCCGCGTGAGCAGCTTCTCCCGAACGAACAGGCCATGAAGCTATGGTATAAGGAACTTGCGGATATCCCCATGCAGATCGCGGAAGCGGCGCTGCGGAAGTGGGTATCGACGAGCAAGTGGTCGCCAACCATCGCTGACATCCGCGAAATGACCGTCGATGTCAAGCGCGGCGATGCGCCGGACTGGTCGGAGGGTTGGATGAAGGTCAATCTCGCCATCAAACGCTATGGCCGATACAGGCCAGCGGAGGCAATGGAAAGCCTCGACCCCATCACGCGGAAGGCCGTGAAGAATCTGGGCTTTCAAAACCTCTGCGATACGGAGGACATCGGCTACTACACGCGGCGATTTCAGCAAATCTTTGAGACAGAAGCCAAGCGGGAACAGATGCGCTATCAGCTCCCGCTCGGATTACAGGAAACCATTGCAGAGATTCAGGGCGAGTTCCGCTTCAAGCTCGAAAGCGGGGATGCGCATGGATAAAGAAAAGGTCTGGCTGGTGGAAGCCGTCGGGCGCGACGCTTTCGGAAACTGGCTGCGCGTTTACACAGAGCACCAGTGCAAGAACATCATCGCGGCATGGGATTTCATTCAGAAAATCAATCCGGGCGGGGTTTTCACCTATGTCTGCATACGGGAGGGCGTGAAAGATGAGCGAGGCCAAGGATTACTTGAACAGAATCAAATGGTACGACGTGCTGATTGACAGCAAGCTGGAGGAAATGGAACGGCTGAACGATCTTGTCCGCCGGATAACGCCCAGCATGAGCGGAGCCGCTGGCGGCGGCAACGGGGACAAGCTCGGCGATACCGTTGCGAAAATTGTGGATTTGCAGGACGAAATCAACCGAAACATTGATGAGTTTGTGGCGCTCAAACAAGCGGCATCCTCCATGCTCTCGCAGATTACGCGGACGGATTATTACAAAATCCTGCACATGCGCTATATCCGCTATATGAGCTTTGAATCCATTGCGCAGGATATGGGCTGCACATACCGCTGGGCGACGAAGATGCACGGACAAGCCCTGCAAGAGTTCGACAAGGTGCTGAAGACACAGAAACGGCTGGAGGAAGCCGAAAAGCGGGAAAATTGCAAAAAAAAT